GTCATAATAGTATCCTATAATATGCTACTATTATTTATCTTTTTTTGCCTTGGTGGAAAATGTCTTCTTCACTTACAATTCTAAATGTAATGTTTTGCTGTTTGCACCATGCTCTAGCAGCTTCCCATTTGGCTTGATTTAATACATAGTGCGCCTGGTTGCTTTTACTGCGTCCTAGTTTTTCTTTAATGGTATGGTTTAATGGTTTTACTTCAATTACTTCTGCATGTGATTTTCCATTTGCATCAACATACGAAATAAAAAAATCAGGAACATAAATTGTATATTTTCCTGTGAATGGATTTCTATAAGGAATCTTTATTGCTTCACTTGCCCATTTGTTTACATTTGGATGACTATCACAGAAACGCATAAATGCAAATTCCCAGCTACTTCTATATGTTGGTGTTCGGTTTCCTACATATTTGTCTGGGTTTTGTAGATTATACTTTCCTTGTGCAAATCTAGGCATTAGTATAAGATATTTCTTTTTTCAACGTAAGCAGTATTATCTTGCTCTTTGTAGCCTAGCTTGCTCAATCGAGAACGATTGGCATTTAAAATTGCAGCAACTAATCCATTTAACTGTAGCTTGTTGTATTTTTTTAATCCGTCGAGTAACTCAAATACGTTTACTTGGTCAACTTTGGCTTGTTGTAGTAATATAGTCGAAACACTTAACGCTGCTACCTCGTCAAATCCTTTGTTTTTGAAAAATCCTACAACAGCGTCAACTTGATTGCTAGGGTACGAAATAGGTTCGTTAAAATATCTGCTAAAAAACTCTTTAGTAGGGGTTGCACTATCTGTGATTTTGTTTAACGTTTGAATGCTTGACATGTTGATTCCTTTAGAACGATTTAGGTGCAGCTACACTTCTAGGACTATTACTTGCCAAAGACGGAAACACAGTGTTGTTTAATGCTTGCCCTGTTACGCCTCCTACAATAGATCCTAATTCTGATTGTATCTGTGTTGGTGTAATTTGCGATGCATTTGTAAGCAAGTTGCTTGTTTTTACAATTGATGATAAGATATTTCCGTTTTTAAAGTCGGAAATTATATTATCTACACCAGCAAGTATACCTTGTCTTCCAAATAAAGTAACAGCGTTTCTGTTTGATAACGGACTAGGAATCTTGTCATAGTGTGTTTCTGCAAATCCAGTCGGTGAACTACCTGGAACTGTGTATCCTCTTGCATATGTTACTGCTTCGTATTCGATGGTCATCGAGGTTTCGGTTAATTCGCCTGCACCTTGATCTACTCTGTCATGTTGCAATCCAGTTATGTAAGGATTTATTAAAGTAAATGCAGTGTACGACGATTTTCCGTTTTGTGGTGAAAACTGAAATATTTGTATATCTTTAAAAAAGTTTTGTTTTTTACCAAATCTGTCCAACCCAAACTTATTTGCTACAACAGTCGAGTTACCATATGCATTGTTTAATCCGCCAGGTGCTTTTGCAAACGGAGCATGAACTCCTCCCGGATTACCTGCTGCATCTTTTTCAACATAGTTCGGATCAGTAAAGTAATATCTAAAGTAAGTTTCCCAAAACAATGTTGTTAATCCGGCATTGTCATCGTGAAACGCTATGTTTATTGGCTGGTAATTTACTTTTGTTTGTACAATCTTTTTTCTGTTGTATTGATTAACTGTTTGAGTATCTATATTAAATTTTGGAAGATCTGCACTTTTTGCTAGAATGTTAATTTCTTTTTTATCTACTCCACCAAACAGTGGAGACATTAGCTGTTGTACCTCTGACTCTATATTAAACACAATATGGTAAAGGTGTTTGAATTTAGGTGCAAGTCGCATGTTGTTGTCAACATATAATCTTGCCGCGTGTTGGTAATCGCCTAAGTTACCCTTAGGTCCGCCAAAATTTATAAAGTTATCAAAGTATCCGTCGAATATTCCCATAATAATATTTATCTTACTAATTATATACGTACATAAAGATAAAGGGGGCCTAAGCCCCCTTAATGGCAATCTAACTAGTTTTATTGTTAACCGGCACCGGTTACAAAGGTTCCTAGTGTTCTTCCTACTGATGTTCCTACACCTGTTCCGTTTGGTGTTTGTACAGCGTTGTCATACTGAATAGTTAATGTAACTGTAACTGGTTCATTGTTAGCGTATGCTAATGTGTTATAGTTTGCTTCGCTAACGTAGCAACCGTATATTTCCCATGTATCAAGTACATTTGGAGTTAAAGCACCGTTGCCGCCATCTAGAATTTCAATTCTTGTTAAGAACTTGTAATCTTGACCGCTTGCAGCCGCAGCTTGTTCCATAAAGTCAAATTGCTTTTGTAGTTGTTCGCCTACTAGTTTTTGTACGTTGTTGTTTACATCTTCGCGTAGGTTTAGTGTAATTGGGTTCCAAGTGTGCTTGCCAGCTAGATTAACTTTTGAATTGTACACTGGTATTTCCATGTTTTCAAAAGTTATCTGAGGTCTAGTAACATCCACAACCTGTTTTGTAAGTTCAGTAGTTGGAGTTGATACACCAAAATTCTCTAATGATACTCTAAAACGATATTGTAGTTTAGGCATTAAAAGGCCTTGAGAACTAGCACTATCGTTGGTTGCTAATGGAACCGAAATTTTGCTTAATGATGAGATTGCCATATAATAAACTCCTTATCACAAGTATTTATCATTTATAGGGGGAGTTTAGTCTCCCCCTATAAAACGACTTATAATCCTGCGATTTCTCCTGTGTTCTTCAAGCGTAGCGGAATGTAAATAAATTCAATTGCCTTTACTGGCTCGATTGCAATATCTACGTACAACTCGTTTCTATCTATTCTGTTTGGTGTGTTGTTTGATTCGTCACACACTACTAGATAGTCATAAATTGCTCTTAGTCCGATTAGCTCGACTAGTAAACTTTCAACTTGCTGTTTGATTTCGTCACGTGTGATTTTATCATTTGGTTCGAAAATGTATGGTTTCGCAAGTGTTTTAAGTTGACTGCGTAAGTAAATTACTAGTCTTGCAACGTTAATTCTGTCAAGCGCACTTGCATTTCTTGCACGAGTCTTTTGACCAAATACTACTAGTCCTGCACCATTTAAGAATGTAATTGGGTTTACATTGTTTTGGTATAGTGTATCTCTTTGACCTTCGTTTAGTGCAATACTTACAAATTCACCTTCAGCACTAATATAACCTGTTGCAGATGCGTTGGTTACTCCGCCACGTCTTGTACCAGCTGGTGCAAACCATGGATAAGCAACTTGGTCGTTAAGTGCTATAGTGCGTAGTACCATGTGCGATGCCGGAACAACAATGTTATTTCCTGCATTGTCCGATGTAAATCCGCTTGGGTAGTATACACCTAGGTATTCGTCGCGACTTACAAGACCGATGTCATTGTCTTCGACTGCTAAGTTAACGTTAGACGCCCAGTTACTAATTGCAGTTGTTGATGGTTGTAGTCTCATTGGACTATCGCCAACTACGAATGCTGTTAATCCACGATCGTAATTTAGACTAATCATTTCACCAATTAATTCTGGATATCCAGGAGTTGCAATTAAGTTAAACAGTCTTGTTTCGTCATCACGAGCTTCGTCGTTGTTGTTAACCGCTGCTTGTAGTTTTTGTACAACTACTTTACGTTGCGCTACACGACCGAACGCACCTGATCCGTCTTCGTTGTTAGCAGATTCAGTTACCCAGCGATTCGGATAGTAACTAGCCATTGACTGATCACTAAATCTGATATTTTCAGCGTTGACGTCGATATAATCACGCTCAAAGCGTTTTACGTTGAAACCACTTCTGCGTAGATTCCACAGTAGCATACCTTTTGGATACAGTGCAGGATCTGGTGCATCTGGGTCTAAGTAGTTGCTTGTTAGAAGATCAGCAATATCGCCTGCTTCGTCGCTGTTGGCACCTGCTGTATTATAACGAGCATCAGCAAATAGCACACCGGATTCAGTAGTTTGATCTGACTTGTCTAGTTGTACCCACTTGCTTGTTAATCCGTTATAGCGATAGATTCCAGGATAGTTTTCAGTGTCAGCAGTGGATATCCACAAATCGCCGTCAACTAAACTACTACCATCTGACTGCTCAGTCGGCTGAGTTGCAGCAACGATTGGTCCTAGCGGATCGCAGTCTGCGTAAGATGCGTTGAAGTTTTGATAACCGACCCATGTAGTACCGTTGTGAATCATTATATCCACTTCATCAACTACACTGCTATACCACAGTGCGCCATCTGCTGGTGTAGTAGTTGGTTCTGTTTCGCTTGCAGTATATGTTAGTGTTTTCCAAAGAGTAGCAACGTAACTTCCTGCTGTACCATCCGGAGCATCATAGAAGTTTGTTGTTGATGATGGATCAGTTGCATCATAAACTGCAAACATGTTTCCTAGTGGATCGCTTGTTCCGTCTACAAGTCTCATTTCACCGCCGGTTGCATGGCTTATAGTAATTCTGTTTTGTGAATCTACACTTGCAGTTACGTTAGTTAGTGCGGCTGCATTAATTGCGTTTGCAATAAGGTCTGCATCAGATACTGCGCCAGTTGACGTGAACGAAATAGTCGATGCGCTTGACATAGTTGCCGAATTCACTGTGCTTTCGCTTATTGTGAATGTCCACGAACCTGCAGGGAATGTGCTTGCAGTTACTCTAGAACTTCTAATGCTTGTAGCACCAGATGCGTTTCTTCTGAACAACTTAAATGTTGCTAGTTTAGCACTAGCACTATCTTCTGCTATGTTGCTTTGAATGTAGATGTCGCCTTCGACTAGATTTGCACCGCCGCCTGCGTTATCTAAACTATAGATAGCAGCATGGTTTGTGTCATAAATCGGTGCAGGTATAGTGCTCCAAACTTCAGTGTCGGAACTGTAACGCTTTACACTCCACTTAGCACCAAGGTTTGGACTTGTGGTCTTAACCCATACTGATCCAGATGGACGTGGTTGTACATCGTTTGTTTTAAATTCTGGAACAGAAGTATGCGGAGCAATATTTAAACGTGGCGAATAATAATCGCTTTGTGCAATTCCTAGTAGTGTAAAGGTTGCGTCATCGCCGTAAATAGATAACAGATCGCTAGTTGATCCGTTATTATAAATTACTAGTCTGCTGTTTACAACGGCTGCACTTACACCAGTACCGGTCATTGCTGAGTTAATACTAGTTACCAATGACGACAATGTTGTTCCTGCTAATGTTACTGGTACTACACCCGAGCTGTCACTTGCTAAGTCAAAGTTTATAGTTCTACCAGTAACCAGTGTTGGGTTACTGTTTGTACCAGTAACAACTGGCCAGCTTGCTTTCCATGCAGCAGACCCTACTTCGACCCATACACCGCCCGAGTTTTTAAACCACATACGGTTTACATTTGTAACAGCAACAACAGCGTAATCGCCAACTGCACCTACGCTACCTTTTGGTGTGTAGTCTTCACCGTCAAAGTCAACAACCTTTGTTGTATCGGTGATTACAGTTGGAACTTTATTTGAAAAACTTTGTCCGCCTGTGGTTGTTCCTGCGGCACCGTTCCATTCAAAAATACCGTAGAACGAATTGTCAATATCGAACCAGTACGATCCGTTGGTTGGATCACCTGCTGTAGCAGTTGCACTTGCAGTAATAGCAGCTAAGTCAACGTCGGCTCTTACAATGTATGCTCTGTTTGATACACCTAAATATGAATAGGCAGCCTGCAAACCGTATTCGTTTTGCTCGCCGCCATGAATTGGATTGTTGTTTGCATCGGTATAAAATAACGGATCGCCAAATGTTTCAGATAATTCTCTTTGTGACGAAACCAAGTATACTTTATTTGCATTTGCTGCTAATGTACCGGGTGCTATGCCTGTATTACCCGGATTAGCTTTATTTTCTTTTGTAGCTACAAAAATTAAAGGTGTAGTACCTGGTTCAGCAGGAGTATAGAAACTCTCATCAATTACTGATACCTGTACACCCGGTGATACTAATGCCATTGTTTATTTCTCCTTGTGGATAGTTGTTGCTATTATTATTTAGCTTATATCCGGAGAATTTTGTGGTTTACAGGTAGAAAAATGCGTAGTTAAAGAATAAAAGACAACAGTTGTGTTGTATTAAATTCTAGATCTTGTAAACTACCATTGTTGTCTATTGTATAATCTGCCATCCATTGTTCCAAACTCATGCTGTCAGTTGATTCCAAAGGAAGGTGCATACTTCTGTCAACCCAAATTGCATAGTCAAATACTCCTGTATTTTTCATAGCAAAGAATTCACGTTTATTACGTAAACCGCAATAAATGTCGTGAGCTTTAAAAATTTCTTGACCTAACTTAGCTGCATCAGGAACATTATAATTGCAGATAGCATCATACCATTCTGCTCTGTGACTATGTCTGTCAGCATAACACTCTTCTTCATTATAATATCCATATTTGTCCTTTAACATGTCAAAGATAAAAAGTTTACTGCAAAACTGACTACTGCTTTCAAAGCTAAACCCGTATTTGTCTCGAAGTATTTCGCAGACTGTGTCTTTGCCATGTCGACCATGCCCAATTACAAGTAACTTTGGTAAACTCATTTATTCCTCGTGTTTTATCAATTTTCTTATAGTAACAAAATATAAGACTTTTGTCAAGAGTTATACACCGTACTTATTTGGTTTCTTTTTTGCCACAGGGCTTACTGTATTTGTACTAGCTGTTTCTAAACTTTTTGAGGCAGCAATCCTCTTTGGTGTAACTCCCATTAACTTACTTGCTAATGCAACAGTTTCGTCATCTTCAGGAACAAAGCTAACTTGTGTTAAATTTTCAGCCCACTCAGATTCTTGTTCAAAATCGGTTCCTTGTATGTCACCGTTTTGTAAAGCCCTTGCCGAAGCAACTGCAAGTCCGTATCTGTATTGCATATAAGGATCTGTGTTACGCAATTGTTTTTGTATAAACACACTTGGCAACGGATTAGTAACTCTTGCTGGCAGATTTTTTGTAGATCCGGTTAGCTTAGGTTCTTTTTGTTCCTGTATGATATCTCTTATTTTCATCTGTTATCCTATTAAGAAAGTATATCCAGTACCACCGGGTACTGCTGTAAATACTTCATTCTCTAATTTTTCTAACTCAGCTTGTGCTTCGGCTTTTAGCGATGTTCCATTAAGACTAGTTCCGCCTTGTGGACCTGCAATAGTGGCAAACTTTTCTCTTGCTTCTCCTAACATGTATTTGCAGGCAGCAAGAGTATAATCTTTAATCCATTGTTTAGCTAGATAGTCCTGTAGAAGTTGGCCGTCGGGTCTATAATTATATGAATATATCAACACTTCTTCGCCTGCTCTAGGGCGCTGTAACAGTGTTAGTCTTTTAGTAACAGAATTCCACGTAAATTCTATAAAACTACCAAACATGCGACCTACTAACTCTTGTTGTCCTGCAAATAGCTCGTATGTTGCAAGTCCGCCCATTCCACTACCTGCTAACAAATATGTGTTTGTATATGCTAGATTAAATGGTTCAAACAAACTGCTACCGTCACCTGAACCACTGCGTGATCCTACACTGCGTCTAAATATCTGTCTAACTTCGATAACTTCCGGAGGTAAAATATAAGCATTTTGGTCCTCAACGAGTTTTAATGATATGTAACTTTCTTCAACAGCGTGTTCACTGCGCTGGCGAAACCTGCTCAAGGCTTTGGTTAGAGCTGCTTCGTAGTGTACTGGATCTAGTTCCACATCAATCATGCCGCCGCCTAACATAGTGTGTACATAATCAAACACTTCTTGTTTTTGTGTGACTAAATTATTATCTACCATTTTGTGTTGTCTCCAATAGTATTTATCGTAACGATAAATATGTATATGCCTAGATTAAGTCTTTACCGCCCGAACAAAACAGCCGATTACGAATTCCTTGATAGAATTATCAACGAACAATTCAGCATCGGCGGAACCGACTTGTTTATACACAAGTATCTTGGAACCAAAAATCCATCCAATGAAAATGCAACCGCAGATCAACCTCAGTACGCTACAATAAAAGAAACTAACATTCAAGATATGTTATTTTTAGAAAATAGAGACAGAAAATACGATGCTGACATATATCGGATCCGCGGGGTATACAATGTTCAGGATAACGATTTTAATTTAAGTCAGTTTGGATTATTTTTAAGTAATGACACACTGTTTTTAACAGTGCATATAAACAGCAGTGTTAAGACATTAGGTAGAAAAGTCATGCCAGGTGATGTAATTGAGCTACCACATTTAGTCGACGAGTATGCGCTTAACGATTATTCAGTTGCGTTAAAACGTTTTTATGTAGTAGAAGATGTAAACAGAGCATCCGAGGGATTTAGCCAAACATGGTATCCGCATTTATACAGATTAAAATTAAAACAAATAATTGATAGTCAAGAGTATAAAGATATACTCGATTTACCTGCAGGAGATGAAGCAGGAAATACATTAAGAGATGTACTTAGTACGTTTGAAATTGATATGCAAATCAACAACGCAGTTATTGCACAAGCAGAAGCAGATGCAGCAAGTAGTGGATATGATACTAGTCATTTTTATACATTACAAGTCGATGAACGAGGTCATACGGAATTAATAACAACAGATTTAACTACGCTAGATGCATCGACACAAAATGAGTTAGCAGATAGAGTAAATCAGACACCCGAACGTAGTGGGTATTCGGGATATCTACTTGGCGACGGTTTAGCACCAAACGGTGAAGCATTTGGTAGCGGTATTACGTTTCCGTTAAATTCAACAAAAGGCGATTATTTTTTAAGATTAGATTTTATGCCAAATAGATTATTTAGATTTGACGGAACTCGCTGGGTTAAAATGGAAGACAACGTAAGAACAACACTAAGTAATACAACAACTAGAAACACACAAAAAGGTACGTTTATTAATAATATTAACACAACTACTGTGTGTGATGATACAGTTGATGAAAGACAGAGTTTGTCAAAGGCTCTTAGACCAAAGGCAGATAATTAATGTGTAAAAAGAGCTTGGATGGATAAAAAATAATGAGTTTGCATTTTTATGACGGACAAATAAGAAGATATTTAACTCAAATTATTAGAATGATGAGTAACTTTTCGTACAAAGATGGAGACGGTGACTTGAGACAAGTTCCGGTAACATACGGCGACCTGACTAGACAAGTTGCTAGTATTATGAGAGATAATTCTGAAAACAAAATACCCAGTGCTCCTCGCATGGCAGTTTACGTTACTGGTTTAGAAATGGACAGAAGTAGAACCAGTGATTCGTCATATGTTAGTAAAGTTCACATTAGAGAACGTGCATATGACACTAGCGGAAACGAGTACTTAAATACCCAAGGCAAAAATTACACAGTTGAACGTTTAATGCCTACTCCTTACAATTTAGCAGTAAGTGTTGATATATGGACAACTAATACAGATCAGAAACTACAAATACTAGAACAAATATTAATGTTGTTTAATCCTAGTTTAGAAATACAAACAACAGATAACTTTGTTGACTGGACTAGTTTAAGCGTAATAAATTTAGAAAGTATTACATTTAGCAGCAGAAGTATTCCTGTAGGTGTTGACTCAGAGATAGACATAGCTACATTAGGATTTAGTACTCCTATCTTTATATCACCACCAGCAAAAGTAAAACGTCTAGGAGTTATTACAAGTATTATTACAAGTATATTCAACGAAGCAACTGGATCTATTGACTTAGGAATAAGTTCAGGTCAAGGTATACTTGAAAACAATAACTGGACTATTCGTGAAGAAAGAACAACTGTCGGTGCAGACGGAACAGTTGAAACAACAGTCGATAAGGGAGAGTTTCCAAATACCGGAACAGGAGAAATGGACTTTAACGTTAAACGAACATTTGTTCCTGCTGCATTAGGAAGTGCAAATGGTAGTATTGGTATACTAGGATTAGGACTTTATATCAAGGGCGGAAAAGCATACGTTATTGACAAGGGCGAAGTCGGTACTGTAAATTGGAATGGAATATTTGAACAAGTACCGGGATGTTATACTGCCGGTGTAAGTCAGATACGAATTTCAAACGGTGATGGTACATATATTATTGGCTACATAACTGTTAATCCATTAGATCCAACAGAGTTAATTGTCGATTGGGACGAAGATACATTTCCTGCAAATACTGTGTTGACTAGTAGTGCAAGAAATCCTAATAGTTATACTAGCATGGATTACATTATTGATCCTCTACGTTGGAACCCAACTACTAGATTGGTTGTAGGGTTACGTTTACTAATATTAAGCAAAGTGGGCAACGACAACAACGACGACGGAGCAGACGGATGGAAGAGTACAAACAGTCCGTTTGGCGAGTTAGTGGCGGGCGAGAATGATATAATTGAGTGGGATGGCGATCAGTGGAATGTTATTTTTGATGCAAGTGAAAATGCAAATCCTATTTTTATAACTAATCTAGCAACAGGAAGTCAGTATAAATGGACTGGCGAATATTGGACTAAAAGTTTCGAAGGCGAATATTCACAAGGATCTTGGGCGCTGTTTCCATAACGCTAATTATTAGTATGAAAAGTATTGTTTGTTCCGGTGCACTGTTTTATACATTATCCACTAGTAGATTTTTATTACTTCATAGAACGCAATCTAAACAAAACAATGTTTGGGGTTTAGTTGGCGGTACAAATGAAGAACGTGAAACTCCGTGGGAAGGGTTAAAACGAGAAATAACTGAAGAAATAGGGACTATGCCTGATATTAAAAAAGTTATTCCGTTGGAAACATTTATAAGTAACGATGAACATTTTAAATTTCACACATACTTGTGTGTAATTGACCATGAATTTGTTCCTACTTTAAACAATGAGCATGACGGATATGCCTGGGTTAAGTTTGGAAGTTGGCCAAAACCCTTGCATACTGGGTTGGCCAACACTCTTAGACGTAAAGCAAATCAGCAAAAATTAGACACAGTTTTTAAGATTGTTGATTTAATTTCGTAAACTGTTCTTTTAGCCAATCAAAGTCGTTGATTTTTCTTAACGCTTCGATGTTGCCTATATTATCTATACCGTACTGCTTACCTGCATTTGCACCAGCAATACAATAATCGCCAAATTCTTTATCCTTGCCACGAGTACACCAGACGTTTAATCTAAAATCAGTTTCCTCGTCTCGCTGGCCGTCAATGGTTTTTGATGACAATTTTACACATTCTCTAAACGCACTTCTCCAAGTACTAAACGGATCGGTATTAAATTTAGTAATATTGGAAACACGGTTTATAGACTTAAACAATGTAGATATACTTGTAGTCATGTCAGGCTTGGTTGTGTCCATGGTTAGTGTTAACTCTTTAGGTAACAACTTTACTGCACCATATCCGTATACTAAGTTATTAATAGGGTTCAGTGATTTCCAAACGTGAACTGTTTTTTTACTATCAGGGTCGTATGTTGGAATATAGTAATCAAAATTAAAATTATCAATAATCTCGGCATCAGCATCAACAACCCAGATCATTTCAGACGAACAAAGTCGTGCTGCTTCAATATGTGCTTGGTGTATGCCTTGTACTCCGTGTACACGCTTTGCGTTAGGAAATCTTTCTTTTAATTTACTATAATTTGTATCTGCATGTTCTTCGTCTTTGCTTATAAACACAATGTCATAAGTTTTTGGATTGCTTGCTACAATGTCGTATTCTTTCTTTTCTAAATAAAATCTATGTGTTACTTCGTGTTCAATTGCTGGAAGTTTTTTACTCATTAAAGCTACGCCATCGTATGCACTGCCGTTTTTAAAGATGTGATGTATACTTCTTTCAAACCATTGATTGTGTGGAAAATACAAATCAAATTTAAAATTATTTGCAATGTCAACATCATCAGGAATTGACCAAAACATTTCTGTTTTTGAGTTTTGCACTGCATTTAAATAGTCGGCGTAATTCTTTATAATAAACTTATCATAAACAACTGGACCACTTGCAACTATATCCCATTCTTTTCGTTTTGCAATTAATCTGTGTTCTACTTCTTTTTCAGTTAACACTATTTTTTTAGTACACAAAAATAATCCATCAAACGAAATTTCGTCACCGCATTTATGTTTAAACACGTGATTTATGTTTCTATCAAATGTCTCGTGATGACTAAAGTACATGTTTAAATTAAACGTATCAGAGATTTTTATATTATGTGTGCCCATCCAAAACATGTCGGTAGCTGATTTTTCAAGAGCATCTAAATATTGATCATACGTGTCGATAAAAAAGAAATCATACGGCTTAGGATACGATGCAACAATATTATGATCTTTTTTGTTTACATAAAATCTTGTATCAACTTCTTTTTGTGTTGCAACAGCGTGTTTACTAAAAAGAACAACACCGTCTCTATAGTCTCCGTTAAACATAACATGATTTATTTTTCTATCATATTCATTTGAATGATTAAAATTCATATCGAATCTAAAATCACTTAATACAATTACATCCGAAGGAACGCCCCAGAACAATTCTGTTTTTGAATTTTCCAATGCATTTAAATAGTCATTATAATTGTTAACAGTAAACTTTTCATATTGACCGTTTGTAGATACAACAGTATTCCACTCTTTTGCATTAACTATAAATCTGTGTTCTATTTCTTTTTCAGTAATAGGTTTATGTTTGCTTAATAAGAATACGCCGTTAAATTTTATTTCGTCAGTATCTTTATGAGCAAATGCATGATTTTGTTTTCTATCATATTCGTTGTCGTGAGTAAAATAGATTTTATCAAGTTCAGTTTCGTTTATTTTAATGTTGTGTGATAACGCCCAAAACATTTCAGTTTTAGTATTATCTAGCGCATCGATATAATCGTCAAATGTTTCTATATAAAACTTATCATAAACAACTGGACAACTTGTAACTATGTCCCACTCTTTTGCGTTGACAATGAATCTATGTTCTATTTCTTTTTCAGTAACAGTCTTGTGTTTTGAAATTAAAAATAAACCGTTTCTATAGTTTTTACCGTCAACTTGATGAATGAAGCTATGATGTGTTTTTCTGTCGTATTCATTTTCATGTAAAAAATACAAATCAGGAATTGTAGGAGATATATTGCTACTACTCATCCAGAACATTTCGGGTCCATTGGAATTTAGTGCAGTTAAGTAATCGTTGTAACTGTCAATGTTGTATACAGGATACTTGACTGGACCAGAAACAATAACATTCCATTCTTTTCGTTCAACAGGATGTCTGTATTCAACTTCTTTTTCGTTTAGTGCTTTACATGTACTGCACAGTATTAAACCATTTTTATATAACTCACTGTTTACTTTATGTAAAAATACGTGTGTTTGTTCACGATCAACTCGATTGTGCCAATCTATGTAAAAATTGTTTATATAATCGTGATCTACAGAAATGTTATTTGTAGATACCCAAAATAGTTCTGTTGTAGTGTTGTCTAGTGCATTTAAATAATCATTATAATTTTCTACGTTGAATACATCATAGGGTTTCGGATGTGATGCAACTACATCCCATTCTTTTTTTTCTATATAAAACCGATGTTCAAACTCTTTTCTAGTTACTGGACTTCTTTTAGAAAAAAGTACTATTCCATCATACGAGTCTTTGTTTTTAAAAACGTGTGTAATATCTCTATCAAACATGTTATAAAAATCAAAATTAATTGAAAAGTCAAAATCTTTTTCAACTATTACGTCTTTTGGAACATGCCAAAACAATTCTGTTTTTGAAGTTTTTAATGCTACTTCATAGTCTTCATACGTGTCAAAAGAAAATATTTCGTAATTTCTAGGTTTACTTGCTACTTGTTTTATTTGTTTCTTTTGTGCTAAGAATCGATATTCCAATTCTTTATCTGTTGGAATATAGCTTTTAGGCATTAACACAATACCATCAAACTTATCATTTTTTCCATTACCGAATAAATGGGGATATTTAAAACTCCACTCGTCTGGTTCGTAATCAAACTCAAATGTTTTATCTACAATTAAATCGTCGTACACAATCCAAAACATATCTGTTACTGCTACTCTCATAGCATCTTGATAGGTTTTAACTGCAATAGCTTCGGGAAATCTTTTTCTTAAATCTTCCCATGTACCGGTTTCTTTGTCACCTAGGAAGAAAATATCAAAGTTATGTTTTCCTCTATACACATCGTAGTCACCGCAAATGTTAGTTTCGGTTACAAGATGTGTTTCATCATTTACGATAGTTGGTACAAGTCTAACTTTTTCCCAACTACTTACACGCTTGCTTTCTTTAAAAACATATGGAAAACAAATAGTACATCCATAGTCATCACGTTTGGGTTTGTAGTGCCACGGAAACGATCTATATACTTCGATATCTTTATCAACAACCCATACATAATCTGACTTATCTTTGAACTTTTCGAGTTGTTTTAAATCGTAGTTCTTTGCGTCTTCTACATATAGGATTGGAAATCTTTGCAAGATATGATTTTTTAAAACATCTTGTGCATTGTAAGTCTTTTTACTAAATTTTTTAAAACGTTCAACTGTATTCATTTGTCTCATCTAAAATAAATGCTTTTATTCCGTAGTGTGCTACTTGTTTACTCAAGTCAACATCAATAAAAGTTTTGAATCCATACTCGTTTGCTTGTCTGCAAAAATAAATATCTTCACCTACAAAGTTGTCTTCTGCTTCGTTATAAATGTGAGTAAACCACGGCTTAGGTAACGTTTCAAAAACTTTTCGACTTACTAACATGCACCCCATTCCAACTGCCCAAACTTTATGCAAGCCTGTTTTGGCATCTAGCCTAGCATCTAGATCGTGCTGATTGATAAATGCAACACTTCTTAATGGTTTAACTCTTGTGCTATAAGTTGCAGCAACAATATCTTTATTGTGTGCGAGCAACTGATCAACTGTGTCTTTTGGAAAGTGCATGTCACTGTCGAGCCAAAGTAAATAGTCCGATCCACTTTGTAATGCACGATTTGCTAGTATTTGTCGTAGGTCTGGAATAACAGTTCCTAATGCAGAAAATATTTCAAAATCTACACCGGACTTTGCCAAGTGCGAAGTTAAATTAGCAAGAGACTTGGCAAATCCTAGGTGTACATAGTTGTGTGAAGGAATGCATATTGCAATTTTCATTAAACTAGCTCTTGACTAATCAAATCTAGATTCAATTCCTTTTCAGTTGCCAGTGTGAGTTTGTTTAGTTTGTTTGCTGTACTTGTTGCTTTTTTTACAACCTCTGCAAATTCTTTTTCAGGAAGCAGTGCCATTGCTAACATTGTTTCCGGTTGTACTTTACCTAAAGTTAGAAGATCTGCCGCTGCACGATTACCAAAATGTTCAATCCAATGGTGTTTGTCATCGGCTTCTGCTCTACCCAAAACTTCTTCTTCGGTTTCACTGCCTAAGATTTTAGTTTTAATAGATTGTTCTAGTTCCTTGTCTTCTAAATTAATAGATTTTAATTTTTTAAGTTTTCTTGCCTTACTAAATTCAGTAGCAAGAATAACATTCTCGAGTTCATATGCTGTTATCATAAAAGTATTCTCCTCAAATTAACTACCTTGACCACCGAATGTGGCACTAAGACAAATAAATGTACCTGAAGAAATACCTAAGTATGTTCCTAGTACACCCATGAATATAGGAGTTCCGGAAAGCCCGAAGTAAGTGTTTACATCGCTCATACAAATGAGACTACCTGTTGGTGGTAACGATCCTGTTGCCATATATATTCCTAGTTTTTACTACAATAGCAGAGTATTTAATTTAAGTCAAGTAGGATAGCCAAGGTTTTTGGCTATCCTTACTTTTATTTATCGAGTACTTTCTGAAGCATTGATCTCAACTCGTCAATTTGTCTTTGCTGTTCTTTAAACGCTTCGATAAATGCACCAGCAAAAGCACCGTAGTTAACTGACTTAATACCGTCCTCGCCTTCATGCACAACTTCTGGAAAATATTTCTCAACTTCTTGTGCAATAACACCCATATGTCTACGTTCGGTGTCTTCTTTATCGGTTCTTGTAAATGTCACACCACGTATGCTTAATATCTTGGTTAGCGGATCTGCAATAACTTCAATGTTATCTTTAACTCTAACGTCAGAGAAAGCACAAACATCACCAGTTGCAGTAAAGGTTCCATCGCCAGTTAATACTGCGGCTTGTGTAGTTCCGCCGTACCATCTGAAGTATGTAGTAGCACTAGCAGTTGGAACACTGTGCCACAATGTACTGCTTCCGATACCTATTGCATAATCCACTGCCGCAGCACCTATAGCTGGATATAATAATAGTTTAGTACCGGCGCTTCTTGTGGTAAATGCAGGTAAGTCAACACCGTTGACGTTCCAGTCAATTCTGTTACCGCTTGCACCATTTAGATAAAGTTGACTGCTGCCTGCTGTAGCATTATTTGCACCAGATAGTATCAATGTTTGTGTACTTGGATTTATACTGAAGTTAGTGTTAACAAGACCGGTTTGTGCACCTGTGGTGTTTGCAACAAACGTAATGTATCTAGTTGCGTTTGTCGAGTCAGTTGCAATGCTTTGTAGTGTATCAGTGTTTGTGTCAGTGTCACTCCACGGAACGTTTACTACCAAGTTGTCACTGCCGTCAACTTGAACTGCGTATGTTCTACTTGCTGTTGCACTAACTGCGTTTGATGCAACTGTTTGTGTAGTAGCATTTACGTTTGCATTAAATGTTGTGCCACTTAATGTTAATCCTGTTCCTGCTGTATAAGTTGTATTTGTGTCAACTACAGTTTCAGTTGCAGTTGTTAATCCAGTTACGTGACCGTATGTATCAAGTGTAACAGATTGGATATATGTTCTGCCAGTATTAGATAACGAATTTTGACCACTTGTATTTGAGTGACTGATTGTTATTCGATCTGCAACTGTATCAGCTACTAGATCAATACCGTTTGTGCTATCTACTGCTCCTGCTCTAATATATAGCGTATCATTGTTACTGTCTGCAACAACTGTATCAATTGCGGTACCATCAGATTGTTCAAGTGTGATGTTTTTAAATATATTCTGCGAGCTGCCGAGATCAGTGTTTGTAATACGAATAGCGTCACTTGTTGCAGCCACGTCGATATTAATACCAGATCCGCTTACTAGCGTTAGTGTGTCTCCAGTAGTATCTGCAACAGCACTGCCTGTTTCTGCCCAGGTATATCCGCTGTCGGTATCAGTTACTGTAACAGTACCAAAGTCTGAACTTTGGCTAGTTAAGTAAGTTGCAGTTGTAACCGCAGTTACGTGACCAAAACCATCAAGAGTGATTGCAGCAATACCTGCACTACCTTGAGCGCCAGTTAATGTGCTGGTGTCTGCGTGTGCAATTGTAGCTGCTGTACCTTCACCTGCTGTTGCACTGATAGTAAGCCCGCTTGATGTTGTTTCTGCACCAGGTGTGCCAGCAGCTACAGTTGCAACATAGTTACCAGTGGTGTCAGTCCCGAGCGCAACACTGTCGGCTGCAATTGTTGCTGTCAGTGTAACGGCTGCACTTCCGTCAATGCTTACGCTACCACTTAAATCGCCACCTAGTGTTATAGTTCTAGCTGTTGCCCACTTGGTTGCTGTTGCTGCGTTACCAGAAACGCTAATTGCATAAGTGCCTGTTAGTCTGTCGCTAGGCACTGTACCACTGGTTAGCTGGCTAGCATTAAGAGTTGTTAATCCGCTACCATTACCGTTAAATATACCATTGGAGTATACGTTTCCGGCAACACCTAAACCTCCGCCGATGATAACAGCACCGGTTGTATGGCTAGATGAAGCAGTTGTGTCGCTAAATGTCTTAGCTCCTGCCATAGTCTGAGTACCGCCTAGTCTTGCTCCGTCTACAGTACCACTTGATAGGTTTGAAGCATTTAAGGTTGTTAATCCGCTACCGTTGCCAGTGATTGTACCGCCAAGGTGAATGTTTCCAGCAACACCTAGTCCTCCGCCGATGATAACAGCACCGGTTATAGTACTAGATGAAGCAGTAGTATCACTAAATGTCTTAACTCCTGCCATAGTTTGGTTTCCGCCTAAGCGAGCACCTGCTACTGTACCACTGGTTAATTCAGTCGCATTAAGAGCAGTTAAGTTTGTACCCACTCCGGAGAAGCCACTGGTTCCACCAAATGTTAATGTTGTTGTACTAGCTGTTAAAGTAACGCCCGGAATTCGGAAGTTGGTTATACTACCGTTACCTAGTGTAATTTCGTTGCTGGTTGTACTTGTGCTTGCGTCTGCATTATAACCAATAACAATGTTATTACTGCCTAATGCAATGCTATCGCCAGCATTACTACCGATAGCAACGTTTTGTTTACCAGTGGTAATTGCAAGTGCCTGATATCCAACTGCAACGTTGTTTGTAGCTGTATCGCTTACAGTGCCGGTTGTGTTTTGCATCGATTGAGCACCAACAGCAACGTTGTATCCAGCATTTGCTGCGGCTTGTGCTAGTGCATCATTTCCTATTGCAGTATTATGTGTTGAGCTAGTAACAAGAGCCAATGCTGTATTACCAAGTGCAACGTTATCTGTGCCTGTAACAACAGCACCCATTGCACCGACACCGACTACTAGATTGTCAGTACCGGTACTTATAGCTTGTCCACCTGCTATTGCAAGATTGGTTGCACTATTTCCACCGCCACGACCGACTTTGTGGCTGTTTACAGTTATATCACTGGTAAATGTTTTTCCTGCTTGCGATGTAGGCAAATAGGAATCACTTATAGTACCAGAACTTATATTTGAAGCATTTAGAGTTGTTAGTCCGCTACCATTACCAGTGAATGTACCACCAGAGTGAACATTTCCAGCAATACCGACACCGCCGTCAACAACTAATGCACCTGTTGTAGTGCTGCTCGAAGCAGTTGTTGCATCTATGTTTACATCTGGTTTAAGAGCAATAGCATTGCTACCAGTTGTACTTGTGAAAACAATAAAGTCATTTGATCCGTCTGTGATACTTAACCCGTCTACTAGGTTTGTAGGGAATACAATTTCGTTTTCGGTAGTTGCACCCTTAAAGTTTACGCTTTCACTTAGATACAAGTCTTTCCATGCAAGTGAACTTGTACCCAAGTCTCGAGCATCATTTGTACTTGGTTCTAAGTTGCTGTCCATACGTCCTACAAATGTTATAGTGTCGGAAGTGGCATTACCTAGATTGATATCTCCATTTAAATCTGTTTGTCCTGTTACAGTTAGTGTACCTGCAACAGAAGTATTACCACTTGCTACTACTACACGAAACTTTTCAGATCCGCTGGCGCCGATATCAAAGTTGGTACCATCAAAGCGGAAGTTTGCATCGTCTTCTACTATGCCACCAGTTCCTGCAATAACAATACGGTTATTGGTCAAGTCACTTATAGTTGCACTGGCTAGGGTTGATTCACCGGTAACACCCAATGTTCCTGCAACGGAAGTATTGCCACTTGACGCAGTTACAGTAAATTTATTTGTATTAACTGAAAAATCGCCGCCGATGTCTCCTAGTCCGGAAAC